GAATATGGAGGACTTTTAGATGATTTATATAGTGAAACACAGAGAGTATGAGAACCCAGTTCCGAAAGGATATAAGGAAATCGGCGTAGGTTCCCTGTCAAAGAATGAGGGAGACAACATAAACGAGTTGAACAGACACATCAACGAAGCAACAGCTTACTACGATATCTGGAAGAATACCAAGGATAAGACCGTGGGAGTTGTTCACTACAGACGTTTCTTCGCTGAGAACGGATGGATTATTGAAACCAAGAGAGCAAATGAGATTCTTAAGGATTGCGACATGATTGTGTCGAGAAAGTACCACTATAGCCGCAACCTCTATTTTGCCTTAAAAGTTGAACTTGCACAGGGCAAAGAACATGAACTGTACGACAAATACTTGCAGATGTTCTACGCAGTTGAGCCTAAATTCATGGATTATATGATGAACAACTATGAGTTCATTCCGAGAGAAATGATGATAACTACAAGGCCGGTATTCAACAAGTTCTGCGAAGAGTATTTCGACAAGATCCTGCCGATAGCTGAGAAGTTCCGAGATGAGTTTAACACGGATGCGGTTGTCGCAACCAAGAATCCGCGACTTATCGGGTTCATAGTGGAGCGGTTCTTCTCTTACCTGATTGAAAAGAACGGATTTAAGACCTACGAAATGGATGTTGTTGAGGTATAGCCATGATTAAACTGTCAATCATCATTCCGTGCTACAACGCGGAACCATATATACACGAACTGCTTGAGTGCCTTGACAAGCAGATGACGGATGAAGTCGAAGTGATCCTGATTGATGATGGTAGCAAAAAGCCGTTGGAGCTGAAAAAAGACTATCCGTGGATTAGTCATTTTCTGCGACAGGAAAACTCAGGCATCAGCAAGACACGAAACAGGGGATTAGAGCTTGCACAAGGCGAAATAATCAACTTTGTCGATGCAGATGATATGTTAGCCGACAACTATGTTGAATACGTCTTAAATCGCCTTGCAACGCCTGATTGGGACTACATGGATTTGTCGTGGAAGTCACTTGAGGACAATCGCTATATGTTCAAACTGAACAGCGACAGCGATAGCCTTCCTAACCCGTCAGCAAGCACAAGAGTATTTAAGAGAGCATTTATCGGTGATGTCAGATTTCCTGAGAAGAAGGATGCAGCCGAGGACGAGGATTTCACACGGCATTTACAGATTCGCAAGGCAAAGCATATCTGCGCTACAGAGTATATGTATTTCTATCGCATCACAACGCCTGGGAGCAACTACAAGCGTTACATGGAAGGCAAGACCAAGACTAAGCGAATCGGATATTTCTATAAGAACGTCACAGCGGATATGACATGGCTTGTTGACGAGATTAAAAAGACCGAGGAAATCCACGAAGTATTCCTGTTTACCTACAAAAATGACATTCCAGAGTTGGAAAAATATGCGAATATCAGCACTCCATCACCGATCCGAGTTGCAGAGATGCGAGGTGAACCGCAGACATTTATGACGCTGATTCCTTGTCCGATTCAGACTCAGGTAGTCATCTATCAGAGCAACATCGGAGACTTCGGAGGCCGCGAAACATTTATCCTGAACTTCGCAAAACAGATGTCCAAATACTACGACATAACTGTTGTCTATGATTCGATTTCTGCGATTCAGTTAGCAAAAGTATTAGAAATCTGTCCTGCGGTGAAAAGCAACCCCAATATTCCGATTGTATGCAATATGCTTATTATGAATAGTATTTTAGACTCAAAACCACAACATATTGATGCAAAATGCACAATACAAATGACGCATTGTGTTCGACAGAATGGATATAAAATTCCGAGCGGCAGAGACTATATCATAAATGTGTCATCCGTCAGCAAGGATAGTTTTGGCGAAGAATGTCAGGATGGTATTGTGATTCGCAACCTCACCGTGCCGGATAAAACGAAGAAATGTCTGTTCCTTGTTTCAGCACTCCGAGTAGGTGCAAATGACAAGCAGGGAAATGACGAGAGATGTGTCAAATTCGCTCGTTTACTCGACAAAGCAGAAATCCCGTATATCTGGATTTATTTCGGCAATCAGGTTATGAAGAACGCACCGGCTAAGATGATCTACGGCGGTGTTGAATCTGACATCAAGCCGTATATAGCCAAGGCTGATTACTTGGTGCAGCTTTCAGGCGTTGAAGCCTTTTCCTATAGTCTTTTAGAGAGCCTTGAGGAGCATACCCCTGTCATAGTCACGCCTTTAGCTCAGAATGACGAAATGGGGATTGTAGACGGTAAGAATGCCTACATAGTGCCGTTTGAAGTGGACGGATTTGACGTAAACAAGCTGCTTAAGGTGCCTAAGTTCACCTATCAGCACGACAACGCATCAATCATCAAGCAATGGCGTGAGATTTTAGGCGATACCATGCCGGAAATGAACTATCAGCCGAAGAAAGAAGTCGAGGTCATAGTCACGGTTCAATACAAGGATATGCAACGCGATGAGCTGATGAAAATCGGTGACAGATTCACCGTCAATATGCGCCGCGCGTTGGAATTACAGGGATTGGGATTCGTTAGGATTATGAATTAACTCGGAAGGAGAATGAAAATATGAAATTTTTAGTGATTATTACGCCTGTTGGCGAGGAAGATAATGAATATGCTACACCGTGTTATTTTTACTTTGATTACATAGTCGATGCTACCGAATTTATGAATAGGGCCATTATGCATGGAGATATAGTTGTTGAAATCAAGAAAATAACGGCGTAAGGGGTGTGGTTGTATGTCAGGCAAAGGGTATATAAAACTTTATCGCCAAATACAAGATTGTTGGATTTGGTTTGCTGATGAGAAATTTTCTAAGGCGCAGGCATGGGTTGATCTTTTGATGTTAGCTAACCACGCAGACAAAAAATTGTATTTTAATGGCGAAGTAATGAACATAAAACGAGGTCAAAATCTGACCAGTATAAGAGCATTGTCTGAGAGATGGGGTTGGAGCAAAGACTCCGTGTCACGTTTTTTAAAACTCTTAGAAAGTGATGGAATGATTGAAAAAATCTGCGACACGCATCGGACACTTGTAACCATTGTAAATTATGAGGTTTTCCAAGCTTCTGAATCAGATGATGAGACACCAAACGGACAGGAACAAGGACACGCACAAGGACACGGGTCGGACACCGACAAGGACACGGGCGAGACACCAATCGGAACAAACAATGAATTAAAGAATGATAATAAGAATGTAAAAGAATGTAATAAGAATGATAACAAGAATGAAGAAGATAATATAATACCCCCCTTATATATTCCCCCCACGGGGGAAAAAGAAAAAAAGAAATTTGTTCCCCCAACCCTTGATGAAGTTATTGCTTATTGCAACGAAAGGAACAATGGTATTGATCCTGAGTCGTTCATTGACTTCTATGAGTCTAAGGGATGGATGGTAGGCAAGAATAAGATGAAAGATTGGAAAGCTGCGGTAAGAACCTGGGAGAAAAATGACAATGGTAAGAGAAACAAAAAGAGTTCAGGTTCATCATACGTTGATGCAGTAGCACACAGATTAGACGTAGTGGACGAGTGGTTAAGGGAGGAAGAAGATGGATAAATTTGAGGGTGAGAATATCATAAACGATTTAGAAAAATACAAGGTGTTTCAGGAGAAGATTAATGAAAGTGCGCCTGATAGCCCTAAAAACAAATCTCTCGATTGGGCGCAACATTATGTTCGACACTTTTTCGGGATGGAAACGGACAATATCATGACAGATTTGTATTTAGAGATTAAGCATTTAGGTTATTTTGCTGAACATATAGACAGGAGAGATAATCCTTGTTTATTAGAAAATTATGAAGTTCAGCTAAGAATACTTGACCTTATTAATTCGTTGATTAAGTATCACGATAAATTATGCAAGGAGGATGCAAAGGATGACTAAAACTGAATTTTCACTTTTGGTTAAGGGCATGAAAGCTGTCTACGGTGATCCTAAGTTCATCCCCGATTCAGATGCGATAAAGGTCTGGTATGAATTTTTCAAGGACGATGATTACATGGTCGTTCAGGCAGCCATACAGAAATACATGGCAAACAATGAGTTCCCGCCGACAGTTGCCGGAATCAGAAAGAACATGGTCGAGATAACGGATGTCGAGAGCGAGATGTCTGAGATGAGTGCGTGGAGCTTGGTTTATAAAGCTATCTGCAACGCTAACTATCACGCGGTTGAGGAATTTAACAATCTGCCGGAATCCTGTCGAATTGCTGTCGGCAGACCTGACAACTTGAGAGAGTGGGCTATGCTGACCACGGATGAGGTAAACACGGTCATCCATTCCAACTTCCTGAAAGGATATCGGTCAGCACAAAAACGACAGAAAGAGTTAGCGAGCCTCCCCTGTCAGATGCGTGAGCAGATTTTGAAGATTACGAATAGCACACACACACCGCTGATTAACAAGGAGGTGGACGATGATAGACCTGATTGAGATATTAGTCGAGGACGAGGATGTTTGTGCAAGAATTTCGTTAGACGATTGTATGCGCCAAGAAGTTTGTTGTGACGATGGACCTTGTGATGCCTGCATAGACTTGTTAAAGAATGACCTGAAATACAAAGTCAACAAGTGGCTGTCCTCATTCGACACATCATCAGCGACTAAGTGCTTTGAGGCGATTCAGATTTTGAAAGAGAGGTGCGGAGATGCAGATTTATCTTAACGACGAAAAAGAGAACAAGCCTCTTAACCTTGCGAGTTCAATAATAGATTTTTATTCGCATGACTTCCCAAGCGATGCGAAGAACTGCATAAGGGAGGTAGCAATTCACTTGTTGGCTTATTGTGAATGCAATAGAACGGAGGATGACCATGAAAACAGTTAAGATGGATCTTGTTGAAACTGGACGGAAAATCAAAGCTCAGATGACAAGACAGGGAATAAATGCGGATATAGTGACTAAGGCTTTGGGGTATTCTGACAGGACAACTGTTTACAGATGGATTCGTGGCGAATCAGCACCAAGCTATGAGAATTTAGTTAATCTGTCGATCCTATTTGAATGCAAGATTAGAGATTTAACAGCATTTAAGGAGTCAGACGAATGATTATCGAGGACGGAAAGATTGTTAAGACCACAGATGCGGAACTATTTGAATATTGGCTGAGACATTGGAGCGATGTTCTGCCGTATGAGGATTACAAACAGCAAGTGAAGCATCTAGGGACGGTTGTAGTTGATTGAGAGGTGAGCGGTAGCTTGGAAAACAAAATATCCGAAAAAGAGCTTTTGCAATTTCTGAGCGAAAATGGTATTGT